GATAGCTTGACTGCCTATTCCCGGCAATATCTGACCTTGTAGTTTGGCTATAAACGGATCCATTACTGCCTGAGACTGAGCAGACATAGGATCAAGTGCCGCAGCAACTGATCTTGCACCAGCCATGCCTAATCCAGCTTGAGGAGCCGCCGCACCTAATGCTGCTTGCTGTGCCGCAATAGTGTTCGGAGATTGAGCCGCAACCGTTTGACCAGGAAAGAACTGCATTGGACCCTGATCAAATGCGCCTTGCGATAGGCCAAATAAACGAGTTAACGCCCTTTCCTGTGCTGGAAATGGTCTAGTAGTTTGAGTTGTATCTTTTGGTTGCGATCCGCCGCCCATTTTAAACCTCTTTTGTGTCTTCTATGTCAATGCTGAAGTCTCTCATGTCACATCTCCAACCGCTTCTTGTATAAACCCTTTCTAATCCTTTGTTAGGTGTCTTGGCCGATACTCGGTCACACCCTAATCTTTCTGCCTCTCTACGAATAAAATCAAAGTGATTCTTGATGATATTCAGATTCTTTCCCTTCCCATTTGCCCAACAAGCCCATACTAAAAAGGATTGCTCTGCTGTTATAGGATGTACCTCTACAGTACAAACTGCAAATGCCTCACTGGTTGTATAGAGTATCGCCTGTCCGTTAACACAAGCTGCATATATATCTTCTGCTCTATACGTCAACCAAGGGTACTTGTGTATAATCTCCTCAACGCCGTACTTAACCCAAGTCCACTCTCTTCTAATATCCGATATGACTGGATCCATCTCCTCTCTCCTCTTAATTTAACCTATCTTATGCCAAGCTCCGTTGCTTGCATATCTGTAAAGACCTTCTGCTGTACTGCCAAATCCAGTAGAACCAGATCCAGCGTTGTATGCAACAGTACCTACTTTAGGTTCTACAGGAGCAATCAGCAATGGTATAAAGAACTGAAATGTCTTCATGTCGTCTATTTTTTGCTGAAGATCCCTTAGCTCTTCCTCAAGTGCTACCCGGTCATACTCCTCTGGCAGATTAGCCATCTATCTTTCACCCTCAAACCGACCCTGTATAACCATGTCAGTTAATTCCCAAGTGTCACTAGCTCCGCTGCTTTCCACTTTTAAGTGTATGTATCGACCAGCAGTTCTTACAGGAAAGCTTTTAAATGTATCATCAACAATAAAGTTGTCGCTATAGGTAGGAGTCGCATCTATTGTGTTAGTAAAGCCAATACTGACAGTAGGAGAGCCTACACCTGTTTTACCTACACGCAATGCAGTAATCTCTTTGATTCTATCTGCATTATTTAAGTCGTGCGCCTTTGTTACCGCCGATACCGCTGGGTCATCTAGTGTTGGAACCGTACCTTCAAAGTAGAACTTACTTGTATTCGCAGACAAAGGCTCGTTAAATATGCCTCTGTCGTGGTATGCAGATATGTTTGAATCCCGCATTCCCCACTGGTTTGTTTTGTAGTTGTAGTAAATCTCTTTTGTGATCTTTGCTTCACCTAAAGGCACACCCCAAACAACTTCATTTTCTTTTGAGTTGTCAAAAGCAAACACTTGACCTAGCTCGGTAAATGATGCGTTCTCCCTAAAGAATCTATTCATTCCTGAGTCACGCCCAATCATCTTAGAAGATGCGCCATCAGTTACAAAGAAACCATCTCTTGATAAACCGTAGTTCATTCTTCCTACAGCAACAACAGAGTGTGGTGATACAGCGCCTACAACGCCATCTAATGCAGGTTTGTAACCAAATATATTAGGAAGACCAATGTATGAAACAACAAACATCTGGTTTTGTGTGTAAACCGCTAAGTTGTTTCCTAGTTGAGTTACGCATCGTATTTCACCAGTAGCTTCTCGTATCTGTAAATTACCCGCTGTATTGGTTGCACTGCCATCCCAATCGTCTAGGTCGTCTGCACTACACCAAGAAAAAGTAGTAGGAAAATCTATACCGCCTTCTTGATAGTTAAACGCAAGCATATGCGGGCCTTGACGCTTAAATATCTTTACTTTGTCGTAGGATATGTCAGGCACTGTAACTTCAATTTTTCCTCCACTACCACTACTAGATACATTACCTAGGGTAATAACTTCGCCTGAAGCATAGGAAGAGCCAAAAACTGTTATCTCTACAGCTACTATTCCACCACCACTAACCTCTGTTACTGTGCAAGTCAAGCCAGACCCAGAGCCTGTTGTTGCGCTTTGATTTAACGTATCATTTACTGCATAACCAGATCCAGCAGTATGAATTGTTGCCCCGCTAACCTGGTCATCGTGAAATGTATTGAAGTTGACGTTGTTCTTTTTAATAACAGGTTTATTGCTTCCATTAGCGCCTACTACAAATGAACCAAAGGTTTCAAATGACCATTGTTCTGCTTCGTTAATGCCTTCATCCCAAACTGTATCGCCAGAATCCCATACATCTACTGTGGCATCAGTGCTACTATATTGCCAAGTCGTTGCACCAGCGGTCTCTAATAGATTATACCCTGTGCCTACTGTGTCAACAGCTGTCGCTAACCCTTCTTTTGAAAGTCGATATGAAAATATCTTATCTAATGCGCCGATGTAGGCTACTTTGTCGTTAAACTCTGATGTAGTCGCTATGCCACGAATAGGCTTAGTAGTGGTATGAGAGCCTGTGCTAAAGTCATGCTTCTGATCTCGGCCTGCTTTCCTACGCATACCAAACTCGGTGTATTGAACACCGTCTACAGTTTCCCAGAAAGGTATTCTGCGATCAAAAGCTTCAGGGTATACGCCAGTCTTTAATAGATCTGTCGCATCAAATTTAAAGCCGTTACTTTTATCAGTTTCAAATGGCATTAAGCTGTTCGCTTCCAGATGTAAGTAGTAATGTAAGGTTGCAAATTGTTATGCGGTGTTACTGTTCCGCCAGTAATGTTTCTGTTGTTGTCTGTAAACATATCTATAGTCATACTGCCACCAGATCCAGATGTAACACTTACAGCATCTGCTGATGCATTAAATGTCTTACCATGCGTTCCTTCATCTGTGCATCTAATTGACCTACTTCCCCCTGCATTGTTATCGTAAACATGATGGTTATGATTCATCTCTGCTTGTGATAACGTATGGTTAGAAGCACCGCCAGCCTCTAACGCAGTATCCATTGCTGTGTTAACAACTTTACCGGAGCCTATTGTTACTGTGCCTCCTGAAGAAATGCTTCCGCTTGAGGCGTACTTAATCGTATTTGCTGTGACCTCTGTAACTGTGCCGTTGGTTACATTTGCCTCACCCGTATCAAATGCAGAAGCTGTAATTGTGTCGCCTACCCCAAAAGGATGAAGCTGCCCTGACTCGCCTTCTGAAGCTGTAAAAGTAAGCTGTATAACATCGTCCGCAGAGGCGGTCGCCGCTGATGGCGTGTAGCCAGAATCGAAGCCAACGATAGTACGGCCTTTTGCATATCTTGACCACTGTACTGTGCTTGCCATACCAAGGGCAGTTGTTACCGCTGCTCCGTTACTAGAATCGCTATAGTTAGTAGTAGTTGTAAAGATAGAGCCGACAGGATATACGTTAGCTGCTATCTCCTCTTTTAAAGAAGTAATTAATTGAGCGTAAGGGCTGTTTAACCATACCCATTTAGTTGCTGTTGCATCATATATTAAATCACAGTATTGACCAGCTTTTAGGTCTCCAGCAACAAGAGCAGATCCGTCTTGACGAACGATGGTTTTTGCTCCAGTGCTATCAACATTTAAAGTAGGTGTTGTAGTGTCGTTTGCACTTCCTGCGCCGCCAGATAAAGACCCAATCTCTATTAATATTCTTACGCCTTCAGCCAAAGTTACATCATTAGTAAAATTTGCAACTTGTACATCGTAATCGCCAGTAGTAACAACTCTATCTTCAGTCATTCGCTCAAGATTGTTTATCTCTGTTTTTGCATGACCAAAGTTTACCCTAACGCTAGAAGTTGTAGCCGAGCCTGAGGTTGGATTTGTTTCAATTATTTGCGAACTCACGCTAGTGGTCCTCCGTTAACAGCTATACTTTCGTCTTTAATTCTTCCGTTTAATCTTATGTTTCTATTGACATCTATTATTAATTCATCGTATTTTTGCTTAAAAAGAGGAACTCTATTGTCGTCTTTTAAATAAACACAGGCGTGCATAAGTATACCGTAAAGAAGCAAGTCATAAAAATTAGTAAGTCCTGCTACTCCCAGTTCGGATTGGTAATTATTAAGACCTTCAGCATAAAGGTATTTGTATTGAATAGTAAAAACATCGTTTGCGGCTGGAGGAGAGCCAATATATATAAATCCTCCTGTGTGTGAAAAAACCTTTGCCGATCCGCTATCATCAATGTATTGCCTATATTCACGAAAATCTACAGGCTCAAGAATATTTCCTTTGCTGTCAGTAATTGAAATAATGTTTGATGCAGCGTAAGGCTCTAAAAACTTTTTGGCCGTAGCCTCATTAGAGCTTATAGTTTTATCCTGGACGTTTTCCATTAAAGGTATTTTTAACTTACGAGCAACGTCAGACAGAGTTAGACTATAAAAATCATTTATCTGAGATGTTAAGTCTGATCTGTTAAGCCAGTCAGCTGCCGCTGCTTTTATGTCTGTTATTGTTGCTAATGCCATTACAGTCTCGCTGTTGTGGTTTTCATATATGGATAATGTGTTTCTATTAACTTAAACACATATTTCCAGTCTACATTTTGCCCTAAAATATCTACGCCATGCTCTGACTTTATTCTCATCACATCAGTCATAGATAAATCTAACACTTGATGGTAATCTTTTTTAGGATCGTATTTAATCCAATCGCTTGTTGCGTTACGCTTTCTTTTGTTGTCTTCTAGCAGTTTTGTAATGTCTTGCTGATGATGCGTATAGATGGTTTCTTGATCGTAATGGACGTTTTCTTTTATTCCATTTAGTTTTTCTTCGTAAATCTTAGACATTCTCTCTCCTACCACTTAACTTTGTTAGCCCAGTAAGCCGCAGACATAGGACCTCTGGCTATATTCTTACGGTGACGAGCCTTAAATGACGCTCGTTTCTTTCTCATTGCTTCTGACTCACCTTTCTTGGGCTTACCAGCAGTCTTTGCTCCTTGCTGACCAAAACGTATTGTCTTGATCTGATCACCTGACTTTGCCACTACAATGTGCGACTTAGTAGGATGATTAGGTGTTCTTTTAGGCTTGTTGTAACCAGAAACCCCGGCTCTTGCAAGTCTAGGGTCTGTCTTACGTTTTATCCTAACTTTAGCCATTACTTTCTCATCTTTGCAGTTTTCTTAGCTATTCGCTTTGGTTGCTTTGAATGCTGCTTTCCAGCCTTTGTATCTTTTCTTTTCTTTCTTGTAGTTGCAGCATATTCTGCTGACGTAAGCCTTTGTATTGTAGAAGTGGGTAAATATCTTTCGCCAGTTTCAGACGACTTTTTGCCCGACTTTGTTCTCCACTTCTGCTTAGTCCATTTCTTTAAGGACTTTTGTGATTTCTTTAACGCCATGATTTTCTTGCTTTTGCTTTTGCAGTCTTGCTTAAATCGCCATAATGGAACAATTTAACGCTAGATTTAGAGTGGCTTTTGCCTGAGTGCAAAGTTCCATCTGACATTTTGTGACTGCCGCCAGTATGTTTTTTGCCAGCTTTAGTGTAATGATTAACACCTTTCATGACCTATAGCCTCCACCTTTAGCTTTATATTCTTTAGCAAGCATTTGAGCTTTCCGAGCAGACCATTGGCCAGGCTTACCGCCTTTTGATCCTGCTTTAATTTTTTCAAAAAGCCTTTTACGCATAGTAGGCTTGGTGTAGTTACCAGCCTCGTTTACTTTTGACTTTCTTTTAACTTTAACCATAACTTACTTACGCTTTGATTTTTAATCAATATGTTCTTTTCTTTTTGTTAGTAGCTGCACGTCCTCCACGCTTTGGAAGAGCTTTAGTGCTTTTATTTTTCTTTTTAGTTTTACGACTTGGTGTTTTCATTTTCATAATAAACCCCTAGTTACAGGAAAAGGGAGCCGAAGCTCCCCGTCCTTTTTTTACTATTAAGCAGTAATTGCGTAGATGCCGCCGTTTGCTTCTTCAGAACGAGCTTCCAAAGAGTAGTAGCATTGTAACAATTTTTGTTCTGCTGAAGTTTGAGTAGCAATGTCAGTGGTATGGATTTTTTGACCACCAGCTACGCCAAGACCCCAAGTGTCCATGTTTACACAATAAATAGTGTTAGCTGGCATGTGCTTGTTAGGAACAACAGCAACAGGACCAAACTGAGAAACATAAACAGCAACTCGACCGTAAATTTCACCGGTCGCTGGATCAGAGTTTACGTTGTCAGCCATGCCATCTACTTCACTTCGGATTTTAGCAACAACAGCCGCAGAAGCCATTATTTTCAAGTTTGCAAAATCACCAGAGTTTTCCCAGATACCGTCAAGAACACCGTCAAGAATAGCAGTTGTCAATGTTCGGTTAGTACCGGCAGTAGGGCCAGTAGAGCCAGTAGAAGCAGAGTTAGCTGCACCTGCACCACCACCAACTGATTGGTTAGCTAAGATCCAGGATGGGAAACTAGCTGATCGACCAGCATCAGAAGATGTACCTGCACGTTTTTCTGTGTGCAAGCTAAGAACTTGAGACTCTACGTCCATTTGAAGTTCTTTACCAACTTTAACTAACTGATAAGCCATTTCTTTTCCAGGAACGCCAGCACGATCAAAGAACTCAGCTTTTTGTGTAACAATAACAGATTTTTGTGCAATCTGTACGTTGTTAGTTTTACGAGTACGAGTGTCTACTGTCGCTGTAATAGAGGCAGGAGCTTCAACATTTTCGTTGTTGTTGATTGCAGCAGCAAAGCTGTCAGTCAACCACTCATGGTTGTCATTAGTTACTGAGCTGGTAGCAATACCAGAAGTAAAAGGAGTTTGAAAAGGAGATACGTTAAAGATTACGTTACCTAAATCTTCACGAATGTTACTTGCATCGCCAAGAGCTTTGGCAGACACTGCGTTTGAAATTGTAGCCATGATAATTTACCTATTTAAAAGAATCGAGAATTAAATCTACGGCAGCTTGCTGGCTAATAGAACCATCCCTTTGGACAGCTTGTTGTCTTTTAGCTTTCTTTGCCGCAGCCTGTTTTTCCGCACGACCCTTTGACGTTCCTTTTCTTATAACAGTTTTAGAAGTCTTCTTCTTAGGAGCTTTACTTTCAGCCACCTGTTTTTGGGCTTTACTAGCCATTGCAGCATCGTGTAACACCTTTAACACAATAGCGTCATTTACAGTATTAAGCATCTCAGGGTCGCCCCCAATGCTCTCAAAATACTCAGTCATCACGCCCACCTTCTCAGTTGCAGCCTTCTGGTCTGCAAATCCAGGCTCTAATTGAATTAACAATTCTGCCTGTTGCGCTGATTGAGCCTGTAACTGCTCTGCTTGTTGTGCTTGGTATTGCTCTGATACTTTACTGGCTACACCGTTTATTTCAGATTCCTTTTGTTCGTAAAGAACCCTTGCTTCTAAAGCTTGCTCATAAGCATAGGGATCTGACTCTTTTAACGCTAAAAGCTCTTGAGTTGTATGGGTTGGTCGCTGACCGTATACCATTGCTTGAGCCACCTCTAACAGCCTTGCTGTTTCTTCGAGAGATGTGTTTCGCTCTGCCTCAAATGCCTTGCGCTCGTCAGATAACGCCTGAGTCTTACGGGTATAATCACCCTGCATCAATATGCCACTCTTGATTTTTTCAATATCATCAAGACCGTTCTCATTCAAGAACTCTTTGGCAGAAACTAAATAATCGTATTCGCTGTCGTCAAGCTCGATGTCACCAGACATTTCTGGCTCATCACTTTCTTCCAACTCATCGTCTTCAGTTTGATCGAGTGTTTCCTCAGCTTCATCTTCAAAAGACTCTTCTACAAAGTCTTCCTCTAACTCAGCTTCAGGTACAGAATCATTCTCAACTTGTCCTGCTTGAACAGGGTTAATCATGCCCAACACCGCTTCTACTCCAGCAGTTTCTGTAATTGGGTCGTTTATAGAGAGTCCCGAAAGATTGTTCTCATTACTCATTTTAATATCCTTGAAGGGTCGGCTTTGCCGTTATCCTTTGTTAAGTGATAATTTTTGGTTTAGTTTTTTGTAAATCAAGGTATTGCTGAAAAGTTGGTGTATTAAACAACTCTTCAGTAAACCCATCTACCTCTTGTAGCGAAAGCTTTGTGTACGCTACTCCTCGCATCCAGTTAACCAAATCGCCAGATACGATGTAATATTCTTTATCTTCCTCGGACTTGTTTTCCGAGTGTTTCTCGTTGGTTTGCATACCACTCCAAGTTCTCTTTTAAAGCCTTAACTACCTTAACCTCTCTCCAAAGAGCTTCACCTAATTCGGGTGTCTGCACTCCAGAAAAAGCCCTGTATAGATTATCTTCCATCTCCTGAAAAATAAACTGTACTGCGCCATCCTCAATAAGCCTTGCGGCTCCGTTTGCTACTTTTAACTTAGTGTCGTTATTTGCGCTCTCACTAACAAGACTAGTTACCAATCTTGACTGCTCTCTCACTGCGTGCCTCCAAGTTAAGTTCCGCTAACTTAAATTCGTTCTCATCTTCATGCTCTCGTACTTTAAGCATGAATTGCTGTTCTTTAAGAGCCAGCTCTTGCCTATCTAGCTCAAGCTTGGCTCTCTCTATCTCTACCTGCGCCATTAACGCCTGTTCTTGCGCTGATGGTGGCTGTGGTTCAGGTTGCCCTGTAAACTCAGCAGGTGGCTCTGTGAAGTACCTACCGTGTGCGCTCTTATCATACAGTCTTACCATATCTTCTTGCAACTGTACAATCTGCTGTGGTGTAACAGTAATCCCCATACCGCCAGCGCTAAGCATAGCCTGTTGTGCAGCCATAGTTTGTTGCATATGGAATAACTGCTCAGTCTTAGATCCATTACCTAAACCAACAAGAACTGTAACGTCTTTTCTTGCGTGCCAGTGTCTTGGGTCTACCTCTACAAACTTATTGTCTAGCCGGAATATAGATTTGTCATCTGCATAAGCAATCTCTAACTCGTAGATGCCCATAAAGACTTTGCGTAAAAATTCACCAAACTCTCTTGCTATCAGTCTTACTCTAGCCTGTCGTTTAGACAGAACCTGGCTAACTGCACCCGCCGCTGTGTTGCCATGCAGGATGTCAGGGCTAATAGAGTTATCTGTAGAGCCTACGTTTTGCTCTAGCATTTGATCAGCAATACCCATCATGTTGTAAGTATGCTGGCCGAATGAAGGTTGTTGTGGGAATGAGATAGCATTAGGATGTTTAACGATGTAAGGCGCACCGGGCTTGCTGCTCATTACTGAGTCTAGGTCTACCTGACCTTCTACGATAACAGGACGGCCATTGTTAAGGTTGTACT